CTACGATTGCTTTTTGAGGATCTTCGGAGATTTTTCCACTAAGACCATAGTCGATCAAAGATACTTCAGAGCCTCCCTCTCCGTCTACCATGAATTGCTGATTATGCATATCTCCATGATAAAAGCCCATTTTATGCAAATCTTTAATGGCTTTAATTGCCTTAGCAGCTTGGATTGTGGTCATTTTAACATCGCGTTCTTTTTCATCATCAGATCGATTATACCCATTGGACCATAATGGTTTGCCATCAATTGCATCCATCTCGATGTGTTGCGCTGATGCCGAATGGACCTTAGGCGAATGGCCGAGTTCTGCCATGCGTTTGCCCAACTCTACCTCGTGCGGTCCCCATTCTTTTCCTTCTTTGAGAGTTTTTACAACGCGGTTGTTTGCCTCATCTTTATACACAATGCCATAGTTCCCCTCGGCGAGTTTCTTCATCTTAGAGACGTCGGGCATTCTAGGCTCTTGGGGCTGGGACTTATCTCCCTCCATCTTACCACCCCCACCGACCATCTTCCATCGGCCATTAGCCTGTTTCTGAAGTGTATGGCCGGAACGCGGATTTTGATACGTTGCTCCAGGTTTTGCGTTTGCCCTAATAGCCTCGGGCACCATCTCATCTGAATAAGAGATTTTTTTCCAACCGCTCGGGAACATTTTTATAAAAATAATATATTTACTTTAAACTTGAACGTCTCAGGAGGGACTCGAACCCCCGACCAACTGCTTAGAAGGCAGATGCTCTATCCAACTGAGCTACTGAGACTCACTATAGTACTATACACAAAAAAGAGGAGTTTGTCAACCCCTCTATATGGCTTAGATTTCAGTTAAAACCATTCTACGAGCATAATCATAGGCATATTCCGTCCTTGCTCCATGGTACCCCCAGCCGATCCAGTTGTAAGTATAATCCATATACCTATCGATAGATTTCCCAGGAGTTTTCATTTTGTGGAGAATACTCTGCCATTGGACTTCATTTGTTAAATAACGAAGTTGAGTGAGAAGTGAAGATGGCGAACCACCGTACTTCTTGGCAAAATCTCCGAGGCCATAATAGCGATTTGTAGACGTCCACTGAATCAATCCATACCCGCCGTTGCAGCTATGATAACTCATTGTACTTCCGCCTTCGCAAATATTAGGGATAAACGTTGATTCTTGTTTGATGTTTCCCATAATAGTCGCAAGTGCGTTTTTGTCTTTGATTCCATGATCTTGAAAGAAAGCCAACGTGGTTCTTTCATTGTCATTACATCCTCTACAAATTAGCCTTTTCTCTTTTGGCTTTGGTGCAACCTCTCGGATTGCTGTCTTCTCTTCATCTACTTGATCGAACTCCTTAATAATCGAATAAGTGGGCTCTACGGGCGGAGGAGGCCCTTGCATCTTGTAGTTGACGAATGGCAGTGCTGCCGTTGCGGGTGCAGCAATTCCTAATAGAGAAACTGCCACAAATGTAAAAGTATTTTGCATTGATATAAATAATAATATCCCGGTAAGAAAAGCACGGCCTCCTCAAATTATAGGAGTAATCTTCCAGGCTCTGGTATGTCAGATCTTTTGTTCGGTATTTGAACGCATGGTCTAACATTAGGCAAATAATCAGCAAAATAATACTGAGATGATAGCATTAAAGTGCAAAATCTTTAATAGACCACGCGCGTTGGCCCAAAATAATGCGACGATTTGCCTCCACATAGAGCTTATAAGCCCAATAGTAGTTATTATATCATAGACTAAAAATTTATTTCTTAGTATCCCACACAGGTAATATATCTTGATCTTCTTCTTTAGATTTTTTAATCAATGGCCTTTGTGCAGGGGCCTGGGGGAGTTGTTGTTGGTTGATTAAGTTTTTAATCGGAGCAATACCGAAACCAACCAAAGATCCAGAAAAAATTGATGCGATGAAAGTAGGATCGAAGTCTATTATTTTCCGTCCATTTGGAAGTTCTATGTAGGACGCTGTGAGTAAGCTTGCCGACCAAATAAGAACAGCGATTCTTACAATATCGGCCAACCGATCTCTTTTTTCATCGAAGGTTTTTCTTGGTTGTATGAGTTCTTCTTGTGGTGGTTTATTATCAAAGTTCATTTTTTCTTCCAAAGATTTCCTTCTGCCCTTCTCCGTCTTGCTAGGCCTCTCTCAACAGAAGAACCTGGGTTTCTGTAAAGAAACAAAACAGCAGGTATTAAATCCCATTCTTTATTTTTAAGGCACCTTGTAATAGTATTAAAGTTATATCCTTCATAAAACCCGGCGCCTAAATTATACGCAAAAGAAAGCAGTGCTCCACGTTGATTATCGGTCATCTCAGAAAAATATGGAATTTTTTTAATTGCCGGCCAAAAATGCTTTTCGCATTCATCAATGAGAAGTTTGTCTGCTCTTTCTTGGGAAATTTTATCTCCTAGTTTAAATGGTTTCCCATTTTCGTCCCTAGTTGATCCCCAACCGATGGTAATAGGCAAACCCCCGGTGAGGGGGTCTGGGTACGCAGTTAGTGAGCACCCTTCAAATTCTTTAATCAAGTTAAGCCCTGAGAGAGGGAGTTCAGTAGCGGCAGAAACGCCGCTAGTTACTTTGGGGGGTCGTTCTCAAAAATTCTGCCCCAACCATCGGTTCCTTTGGGACACCATCTTGCTTTTAGTTCGGATTTTTTGTAAACTGCGCCCTTTCCATTATATACACTTGAGGTATATCCATCATTTAGGTTGCCATATGGATCGTTGACAACATAATCCTCTCCCTTCTTACCAATAACAACACACATATGTCCTCCTCTAGGAGATGAGATCGGGCCACGGTGCAAAATACCGATGATAACCGGCCGGCCTTGAGATAGTTGTTTGTCTAAGTCAGAAAACATGAGATTATATGAAAATTTTGATTTAATTCCATAACTCTCTAGGACTTTTGTTTGAACTGCGTGATCAGTTGTGTCTCCTATGGAAAAAACTTTGCGGATATATGCATCATCACCCTTAGCCCCAGGCAACGTTCCAGGTTTGAAATACTCTAGGCACATCGCGCAACTAGAGCTATTACAAGTCCGCTCTGGTTGGGTGTAGTTATCGGTTTGTGGATAAAATGGCACATTAAGAGGGCCAGAAAATACTTCTTGTGCTCTCGATCTGAACAATTTTACCCACTCAGAATTATCCTCAAGGAACTCTTTTGGTAAGTTATCTTCGAGCCATTGAACAGCAGCAAAATGCTGAGAGTTTTCTGATTTGTAATATTTAAAAAAATTATGAAGATCGATTTTCATATTTGCACAACAGTCTTATAGTATTTAGACTATTGTTTTACAGAAGTTATATATCGGGATGGAAGGTACTGCCCCCTCTTCTCTGCTTCCCAAAAGCAGTGTTATACTTTTCTACCACACCCCGAAGAAAAGGAAAAAATTTCCTAAATTTAAACCTAGGTATTAACGACCTTGGCCGCGATATTTCTTCCTTGCATTATTCCGACTAGTTGCAGAGTACCTTGTATTTTTTGAGGAGCCCTGACAAGTTGACTTTGGTTTTCCAGGGATAAACATACCGCCAGAAATAGATTTTTTTCCTGCCATGATTTGTTTGTGCTTTACTTAGATATTATATCATATCCACGGACATTTACCTAGAAATTTTTCTCATAGAGTATTCATTAGGAGAAAACCAACGGATTATTTCTTGAGCAATTGCGGCCGTATTGACAATGCCACATGTAAAAATATCGCATGCAGCCACGCCTTTCTCAGGCCAGGTATGTATTGACAAATGAGATTCGGAGAGCATAAAAACTGCAGTGAACCCTTGAGGGGTAAATTTATGCTTCTGATAGTCGATTAAATGACACCCATGGTCATATAATAGCCCTTCTGAAAAACTTACAAATTCGTCCATTGAGTCTAAAAGCACAGGATCCGCATCGCATATATTCAAAAGAATATGCGTACCCAGTTGTTCAGCTTGATTCATTTTAAAAATTAGTTATAAAAATGTCCGATGATTGAAAAGAACTTTCTTCTTTAAACTCTGGAGTAACATAAGTGTTATATTTTTTACACCAAGAGTCTAAAGTCACGTCTTTGCGTCCCCTAAAGATAAACCTAGAGGTAAGAAGAAAGTCTATATTTTTATCATTTAAATAATCAAAATACTCTAAGGTCTTTAGTTTTTTATTTAAGTTCCAAATAAACTTTTGTCCGTATTTCCCTCCATTGTGGGGCATATGAAAGTGCACAATAGACTTATTAGTTAGTAGTTTTTCATCCAAAGAAAAAAGCTTACCATAAGTTAAAATAAAGTCAGAATTTATAAGCTTCTTATTTAAGATACTGAGATCGACAGTGTTTAATGCGTGGGGAAAATATTGCCCAGAGAAATTATCAAACCTATCAAACCGATGTCTGAATCCGCTACAGGCTAAAAGACAATAAAGTTTTGCAATTGTCCTCTTTGAAGGATTCTTGAGAGACAAATTTACGTCTCTTTTAAGTCGGTTGAATTTTGCCGGGCCCCATCTCCCTTTGAAATCTTTTTCAAAAACTTCATGGATTAAAGACTCCGCGTAACTCATCTTCAATAGCTCATGGAGATAAATAACATATTTTTCTTCACAAATACCCATCCCACCAGCAAATTCATATAGCACCTCTCCTGTAGACAGCCCAAGATCGTAGATATAACGGTGCTTAATGTCCGATTTAAGGGCAAAAAATGAAATTTTTGATTCATAGAGTAACTCCCTACCGGGATAGGGCAAAACCGGCCTATTTAAGCTTTCTCCAGGTCTTTCCATTATAAAAACAAACTAAGTTTTTTTCGTATATCCTTATAGATCCAGGAGGAGTTTTTTTATAAACCTCGCCATCTCCGAAAGACCTTATTAGTAGGTATTCTGTGTATTCCTCTGTGTTTTCTACAATTTTAATCGCTTTACTCAGATAATTAAAAGCAGAAATACAGGGTATTGTGAATACATTGGTCGAGTCATCTGCTTTAACGCAAAGAGGGTAGTACTTACTCTTGGTGGTAATTATCCCCTCTAGATAGGAGAGCTTATCGGGGGAAAATTGTAAATACCTATTAGAGGAGATCATTTATTTTTTCTAGGTTATCTGCATTATTTTTATTCTTTTCGTCTTCTATGAGTTTTTTGTATGTGTACAGAGAAGGCCAAGTGTCTCTGATAATTTCTGCTTGTTTATAAGGTGTTGAAGAAGATATCATTAGAACTCTTCAAACTTGTGAACATAATTCATATGATCATAACCATGATTGAGATTTAACCAGAACTCAGCATACCGCTGATGGTCGTCCATTCGCCAACCGTCATGGTTGATAAGGCGATACCAATACCAGAAAATTGTATATTTAATCGGTTTAAATCCGATTACCCATTTGTTCAAGAACGCAGGAAAGTCCATCACGACCACCTCCCCAATCTTAACTTGCGTTCAGGTGAAATACGAGGATCGTAGGGATCGTCGTAGGGATAGATGTATTCGCTCATCCATCCCCACGATAATGCTTCCCAGAAATCATCGCATCCAAAATGATCCATTGTAATGCGGCAATCGATAATATATTCGATATGACGAAATCCTTCAACAAACCATTCCCACCTGGTCATCTGCCAGTATTCTTTCCAGGTCATTATACCACAATAGATTTAAATTCTGTAAAAGAGAGCTCGGTGCCGGTATAAAGTGCTTGGAGTTTGTGATTATGGAAAATACCAATACCCTTGTCAGTTTCACTAATTGAGATATGAGACCCCTTGATTAGAATTCTATCCTCACTCCCAATACTGGTAATTTTATCTACTTTGTTATCTTTGCCAATAACAATATAATCAGTAGCATTATCAGGCGCAGAAGAATATTTATTTTTGCCTTTCCCACCAATCAGTCTATCGGCGCCTCGTCCGCCAATAAGGATATCGTTTCCGTTATATCCATAGATTACATCGTCAAAATCAGTACCTGTCAGGTAG